GCGCCGGTCAGAGAGCAACGCCGCGATGATCGACGCCCATCCCGCGTTGTTCGAGTTCTGCGCGCCGACCTGCGTGTTGTAGACGTTGTTGCCCTGCGTCATCGCCTGCTGGATGATGCTGGCGATGTCCGTCCCGCCGACGTTCGTGCCCGGGGTCTGCGTGAAGTTGGGCGACGTCACGTTGTTCCCGCCCATCAGGGAGTTGTACATGTTCAGTGGATTCTGCTGTTCCAGAATCATCTCGTTGATGCCCTGATTTCTCGACGCGAGCGAGTTGTTGAAGTTGTTCTGGCTCGCCAACTCGTTCAGTTGATTGTTCGACGTCTGCGCGCCGATGCTCGCCGTGCCCAACTGGGTGCTGTAGCCCATCTGCTGCAGAAGTTGCTGTGCAGTCTGGTTCTGCGCGGAGTTGGCGAATTGCCCGGCGCCCAGGTTCTGGCCGAATTGGTTCTGGTTCGCGGCAAGTCCCTGCCCGAACATCTGGGCCTGCGCGGCGTTGCCCTGCGTGACCGCGTTCGACTGCGCCTGCTGATAGGCGAATTGCTTGTTGCGGCTAAAATCGTCCATCGCCTTGTTCCAGGCTTCCGAGTTCTGCGGGATGCCCTGGTTCACCAGCTGGCTTTGCAGCGCCTTGCCCGCGTTGTCCCACTGCGGATCGAGGTAGCCGGTCGCATTCGAGTAGGCCGCCTGCTGCTGCTGCTGCATCATCTTCGACAGGTCGGCGCCCGGCGTGAGCGCGGGGACGTTCGACGTGTTGAGGCTAGTCTGCACCGGTCCCCCGGGGGCTTTCCCCGAGTTGAGCGTCGAGAGCAACGACTGGACGTTCTGCGGGAGTTGGAATCCGTATTGACCCGTCGAGGCGCCACCCGCAGGGGCGGCTGCGCCGGCTGTAGCCGGGGTCTGAGGAGCGCCACCGGCCATCGGGGACGGTCCTGCGCCGCGCGCGACCGGGTTGGCCGCGGGCTGTATGAGCGGCTGCATGGTGGGCTGCACCGCGCCGGGGTGAACCTGCTGCGATGGCAGAATCCCGGTGGCGGCGTATCCTGTCGCTGGCGGAGCTCCGGTGGCGACGAGCGGCTTGCCGGACTGCGCGGCGATCTGCGCGTCGTCGAAGGTGACGAGGTTCTGTGGCTTCCACGGAGCAGCGGGAGCCGGCTGCTGCGTTCCTCCCATCATGTGTTCATCCCCCGAAGGATGCCGGGCAGCAGCGCCTGGCGCGTTGCGGGATTGACCGACGCGGGCATGGTCGAAGCGGGCCCAGCCATGGTCATGGGCTTCGGAGCCATCGCACCCTGCAGGTTCTGCAGCGCCATTTGCGTCGGATTCTGCGAACCAATCGGGCCTCCCTGTTGCATGCCTCCACTCGCGAAAGCGTTCTGCATCGCCGGCTGCATGGACTGCCCTGAAAACTGCTGCTCACCCGGGCCGCCACCGGACGGCGGCATCATCGGATTCTGCGGGGCGCCGGCCATCGTTTGCGGCTGGGTCTGCATCCCCGGGGCGGCTTGGTATCCCGCGGCGCTCATGGACATCCCCTGCGGCGTGTACGGCTGCGGCGCTCCGCTGGCAACCTGCCACTGCGGGCCGGCAACGCGTGGCTGCGCCATGGGCTGTCCCATCGTGTGCGGATCGCCATAGACCGATGGCGGTCGCTGGTACTGGTTCAGCGTATCCGGGCCACCAGCGGAGAATCCGGGTTTGTTGACGGCCGGGGGCCGGGTCGAGGACGTCATCATTGGGAGCCTCCTTGGCTGTTGCGGTTCTGGAGCGCGCGCAGGATCTGCGGGAGCAATGCACTACCGGCCCGCCCCGCGAGGGTGCCGTTCTGGCCGAGCAAGCCCCGGCCCGAGGTCACGTTGTTCAAGGCTTGGCGCCACAGGCTGGGCGTCTGCGCCTGCGTCGAGAGATCGGTCACGGGCGCATAATTGCCAGCTGCGGCAGAAGAGGCGTCGGTGACTGGCGCGTAACCCCCAGCAGCGCCATCGAAAGCACCGCCAGCGCCACCACTCGCAGAACCGCCCGCCACGGCACCATCGAATGCGCCACCCGTTGCGCCGCTACCCGCACCAGTGAAAGCGTTATTCATTGCCAAGCCAGCAGACTCGTCACCAGCCAGTCCTGCTCCTGATCCGGCGCCACTCATCAAGCTCCCGCCTGCGTAGGCGGCCACTAAGGGCAAAACCGCGTGCGTTAGGAAGGCTTGCGTATCAAACTTATTCCGCGTGTCAATCCCGCGCTGCATTCCCGGTGTTTGGTTATCGTCCGAATAGGCCCATGCCCCATTCGTGTTTACCAACCGGCTGGGGTCGTTTAGCTGGAAATTGGGGTCACTTCTGGGATCGTTGCCGGATACATTGATAATCCGGCCCGGCTCATTACCAGTCTGCGAAAAGAGCCCCTGATAACGCGAGTCCGAAGGGCCGACCCTGACGCCATTCCCATTGTTTACGTTGTTCCACTGCTGCGGACCGAGAGCATTCCACTGGTCCTGAGAGAGCGGAGCGGCAACATTGCCTTCGCTTCCGTATTGACCATAGTCGCCGTTGTTCAGGTAGTCCTGATAGGTCAGGAACTTCTGCGACGGCTGCGTGCTCGGCTGCCCCGTTGGTTGAGGCTGTCCTACGGGCTGGCCGGCAGGCTGACCCGGTGCTGGAGGTTGTCCGGCAGGCTGCCCAACAGCAGGCGCACCTGGTGAGCCAGCTTGGTGGGCCATCGCAGCCGCTACCGCCGCGGCGATGATCTGATCCATGGACTGGCCGCCTTGGCTTCCTTGGCTCCCCGGCTGCCCCTGCGGCTGCTGCGAGTGGCTTGCATGGGCGGGGCTGTACATCTGACCCCGGTTGTTGATCGCCGGCAGACTTCCGAAGTCGAGCGGCGCGGTCGAGACATTCCCGAGGAACTGGTGTGCCAGGTCCCCGCGCTGCAGCTGCATCCCCTGCTGCTGGTCGAGCAGTGCCTGCTGTTGGGGCGAAAGCTGGACCTGCGAGGACCATGTGGGCACGCCATTCGCGCCCGGCGCCCCCTGGGTGTAGGTGATGCTGCCCCAAGGCGTCTGCTGGTTGACGCGGTTTAACGACGCGTTGGCGATCGCCGTGTTGATATTGGCCTGCGACTGCGAGTTCGCAGTGGCGGCCGGATCAGGCGCAGGCGGCGGCGACGGGGAGGAGCCGAATAGGTTCATGTTGGAATGTCCTGTTGACCCAGCGACATTCCTCCCGCAGCAGTCCGTAGATGACGCAATCGTCATCGACGTAGCCGGATCGCATGATTCCTTCCTGCGCGAATCCAAGCCGCGTGAGAAATGCCCGAACATTCGCCATGGACTTCCCGGTATAGGCCGTCAGGCGCTTGCACTTCAATTGCACGAACGGGTAAGAAAATAGAGCCTCGAGCGTCCTGCGCGAACACCACCGAGGCGAGGTAGAAGCCATTGAACAATGGATGCTGTGGCCGCGGTACTCATTGAAGACCCAGCCGGCGATCAGTTCGCCCTCGTCCTCGACGCCGACCGCGATGTAGTGTCCCAGCCACGGACCATCGCCGTGCGGGGCATGCTCCAGCACCCAGCGGGCGACTCGAGCGTCCTGTCCGTAGAGGAGGTTCATAAAATCGCGCCTCGCTCATAGACGTAGGTGATCGACATCCACTGGGTCGCCACTTGGCTCACCAGCTTCATGTGAAAGGCGGCGCATTTCCCAACGCCGTTGGCGCCCTGCCAATCCGCTTGTATCGTCGAGGCGCCGGCCCACAGGAACGTATCCCACAGGGCCGTATCCCATGGAGTTCCGGTCGCCCCGGAATAACTCGCCACCTGAGTCGGCGAGATGTCCTCGAAATCAATGTCCAGCCGGATGGCGGGCACGATATTGGCTGCCACGTTGAAGGTCGGCCCGACCATCGTCCAGCGTTTCAACTGTCCGGGCGAACCGAAATACTGGAATGCAGTCTTCGCTTCTCCCGCGATGTTCGCCCCGTTGTCCGACGTGCCGTAATCGGCCTTCGCCACGATCTGATTTCCGCCGAAGAAGAGAACGTCGCCCAACATCGTGAAACACGCGGCATTCCACCCAGAAAACGTCTGCCACGCCCCGGTGATGTTGTTCATCACGAACTGGATTTGCTGGCTGTTTTCCACCACCGGCACATTGATGATGAATTTGTTACCCGCGGGCGACAGGATCGGCTCCCACCCGAAATGGGTGCCATAGCTCGAGACCGCGTTCGTGACGAGGTTCACGATCTTGTTAGAGAGCGCGTCCGACAACTGGTAGCGATCCGTGAGCAACGCCTTCGAGAGCGGGAAGGCGCCATCGGAGGAGATCACCACGATGTCGGAGCCGGCCTTGGCGAAGCAGCGCCGGCCTACGGGTCTGCCCACCCGGAACATGCCCACCAGGGACCAGCTGCCCGAGCTCGACGGGTCGTAGCCCTGATAAAGTGCGATCTCACCCTCGCTGGACAGGAAGACGGCGTACTCCTGAATCCCCGCGGCGTTGTCCACCGTCCACGTCGCCATCGCCTGCATGTACCCGCCCAGCTTGAAGAGCGAGGACAGGTCGAGGCTATTCGCGGCACCCGCAATGTTCTGCAGCGGCAGATACCAGACGATGAAGGAGTTCTTCTGGACGAGGTAGACCCGGTGCTTGTAGACGTTGATGTGCGCGGCGAGCGCGGTATTGAAGCCGGTGATGTCGTGGCTTCCATCCCCATCGGCCCACCAGACCGTGCCGTCGAAGCCCCGCAGCTTGTCCGCGCCGTTGACGTTCAGCAGATACTGGCCGCCGGGCGTGCCGAAGTTCGCGTGCTGGAAGCGAGCGTTGGTGAGGCCCGACACCACCGCGGCGCCGACTGCGGCGTTCGAGGTGGCGTCATAGATGGCCGTCCCAGAGGCGGCGAAGAGCTTGGAGGCCGTTGCGCTGGTGTAGCCCATCAGGCTTTCCACCCAGTTCGGCAGCCCCGTCGCCCAGTTGACGTATCCCTCCCGCAGATCGACGCTCGTCGGTGAGCAGAAGAAGTTGTTCAGCGTGACCGCATCCTGCGGGGGCATGGCCGCCAGCGAGTCGCGCGCGTTCAGCCCACCGATCGGTGCAGTGACCGAGGTGGATTCTGCGCGGGCTTTGCGCTGGGTGGCGACTCTCACGTCCCGTACCCGGTGTCAGGTATGTTGTGCCAGCCGATGAGCAGGTTGGCGGGCTGGGGCGTCATGGCGAGGGTCGCGGACCCGGCATCGTTCGCCTTCTCGATGTTGAGCTCCATGTTGTAGTCCGAGTCGTAGATCGGCCCGAAGCCCTTCACCTCGAAATACTTCTTCTTCAGCCCGAGCACCATGAGCCGGTCGGAGAAGATGCAGGTGTCGGTGTCCACAGTGAACGAGGACTTGGCAACGCCCGCCGCGGTGGACGCCCAGCCGTTCGAGACATACTCGAATCCCAGCTGCTCGTTCGCCGTCGTGACCATCGGCCAGATCTGGAAGTAGCCGCCCAGGATGCGATAGCGAATCCGCGGGCCGGTCGCAATGAAGCCTGAAATCAGCCACTCCCACTGTTGCGGGGATTCCGGCCCCAGCATCTCCCAATGACGCGACTTGTCCCAATGGGTGCGATCGATCTGCCGGTCATAGTCACTCGGCATCGCGTACTTGACCACGCCGAAGGTGAAGGTGACTCCCGTGGCTGTAGCCGTAGCCCGCTGGGTCAGGGATAGCGTCGTCGCGTTCACCACCGAGGCGACGTAGGTGGCTTGGTTGATCCCCGCCCCTGTGACCTGGTAGGTGGTGTCCAGACCTGCGGTCGTGATGTTCACGATGGCCGCGGAACCATTGACCGTGTCCCCGGTGAGCGTGACCGAGCTTGTGGTGACGATGTTCGCCTTGGTGAGCGCCTGCCACGGATGCTGCCGCGCGACCTCGTTGCCCACGGCATTCAACAGCGCCAGCTGCTGGATCGTGTCCTGGCTTGTCGATCCTGCGACAACCGTGGGCACGGTGAGCCCCATTTCGCCCGTGGCTTTCTGGACGAGCTGGAGCATCGTGGTCATGCTTCAACCGCTTCGATTTGCTTCATTTCGACCTCAAAAGGTTCCAGCGTCCATCGGGTGCCGCTAAGTTCGCAATCCGTATCAGGATGACGAACATTCACCTCGCCATTCTTCGGCAGGTATTCCCCCGCTATGCCTTTTTTGCAGAGTGGGCAGGCCAAAAATGCGGGCCATGTGAGGAACTTCATGCTTGCGGAGCCTCTTCAGTCTTGGCCTTGGCCTTCGGGCCGCGCTTCTTCGGGAGCAGCGCCTTGATCTGCGCCTGCATCTCGGCCATCTGCGCCGCCATGTCGTCCTTGAGCTTCTGGTTGTCGGCTTCGAGGGCCTTCACCCGCTCCTCGGCCTCATGGCTCGCCGCTTCGTTACTCGCCACACGCAGGAAACTCCTGGCGCGATCTCGAAAGGTGAAGGGGCTCATGCCGGCCGCCATGCCGAGCTTCTGCAGGTTCAGATCCGTTGCGTTCGCAATCGACTCGACGGTGAAGAACTTGAGCGCCCGCATCTCCTCGGCCTGCGAGGGCGTGATGAGCGACCACTGCGACAGCGGCGTCCCGATCTCCCGCGCATCGCCGCCGTGCTTGTTCTGGAAGTGCGCCCATTGGAGCGGGAAGCGCGCCTTGTGGTCCTCACGCGCGTAGGTGTCGATGACGCTGGTGCTGTCGCCGGGGACGAAGATCTTCACGAAATCCCGGTCCTCGAAGATGGGGCGGCCCTGTTTCATGCTTTCGAAGTCGTTCTTCACGGGCTTCGTGTAGAACTGCACCGCGAGACGGCTGTCGGGACTGACGGCGCCAGCGAAGTCGGGGTTGTTCATGTCTGATGCAATCATCGCCATAGATGCTCCTAAGTAGTTAGGATTGGAACGCGGGTTGTGTGGACTGCGTGTGTGAACCAAGTGAAGTTGTCGCCAAGGTCGATTTCAAGTCCACGCTCGGCAGCGAACTCCTTGACCGCGCGGGTGACGCCGAACTTCGGGTAATCGGTGTTCTCGTAGTCATGCCCGCAGAACAAGCCCCCGGGCTTGACCTTCAGATACCAGGCGCGCAGGTCGGCCAAGCACCCCGCATAGCCGTGATCGGCATCAATGAAGACGAAATCGAGCGAGTGATCGGTGACGAGCTTCGCGGCCTCGGCCGAGCGCATGGCGAGAATCCGGCGCCGACCCTCCGGGGTCTTCTCGGCCTGCTTCCGGTACGCGTCCTGCTGCGCCTGGCTCAAGCCCGCGTGGAAGTCGCCCGAATCGCCGGTATAGGCCGCGCCGGACCCTTCCCACGAATCGACCATGAAGAGGAACAGATCCTCGCGCTCGAGCAAGGCCCGGGACATCGCGCCGGTGAAAACGCCGATCTCGGCGCCGATCACCGAGCCTGCAGGCAGACGGCTCAATAGCTCAGAGGCCCGGGTTTCCGCAGCCGTCATGGACCGCGGGAGCGTGGCAAGGTATGGGAGGAGTCCCTCACCGTGGACGGTCAGGATGGTATCGCGCTCAAGTTCGGCCGCGGTCGTCACGAACTCCTCGGCCTGCTGCACCATCCAGGGGGCCGCGTGGAACGTCCGGTCGCCGATGACGGCAGTCACCACGCGCTCGTCGGCGTTCATCGCCTGCGGGTAGGCGTGGTGCGTGTCGCCGCGGTAGGAGCTGTCGAAGCCGTAGAGGTGGATCTTCCGATAGCCCAGGACGTAGGCGATCACCATGGCCTGCAGCCCAACCGTCGATCCCCCGCCGACGACGGCGGTTTCTTTCTTGCCCTCCAGGAACTCGGCCATCCCCGGCGTATTCGAGTGCCAGAGCGTGATCCGCTCGACGGCATCGAAAAGACTCGGATGGCATTGGCTCGCGAGGTAGTGCATGGTCTCGGGGGCTGCGTCCGCGAGGAACGCGAGGTTTTCCGGCCGGCCATCGACCAGCACGTGGCCGTCGGGGATCAGGCCGTGCGCGCGCAGGAAGGCGGCCGTGCCATTGACCGCCCACAACTGCTGTCCGATGCTCTTGCGCCACCCGATCTCACCCAGATGGTCGGCCATGCTCGGACCGCCCGCGATGATGGCGACGTGGCCCTCATGGGGCTCCTGCATCGTGAGCCACGGCAACAGGCGCTCGCAGGCCGCGGCGATATGCTCGGCGCGCATCGCCTCGTCGGTGTTGCAGATGGAAACGAGGTCGGCGCGCATGAGGCCACCCTTGCACCACACCTTCGGCACCCAGCCTTCGGTGACTTCGTGGGGGCGTGGTTTCCCGTGGAAGAACACGACCGATTCCTTGACCGGCAGGCCGAGCAGCTGCTTATAGCTCACGAAGAAGCCGGGCAGCGCATCCTGCAGGCGAGTGGCATTGGGTCGGATGCGTTCGACCCACACCTGATCGCCGCCCGGGTCGGTGGTGGGACAGCCCGCGGCCTCGTAGGAGGACCAGATGTCGGCCCCGTCGCCCGCGGGCCATGCCATGACGGCCGATTGAAGCCCTTCGGGGCGGTACGCATCGCGCAGGATGGCGAACGGCCCGCGGTAGTCGCAGAGCGCGTCCAGGCGCCCCGTGATGACGGTATCGAGGTCGAGGAACACAACCCGATCACCGATGGGAAAGAGTCCCGGCCGGAACAGGGCCAGCTTCGACCACCAGCCGGGAAGTGATGCCGGAAGGGGCCGAACCTCGATACCTTCATCGAGGCCGGCCGGATCATCCGTAAAGCAGACGAATTTCCCCTCGTATCCTTCCGGCAGGTTCCTGCGAACCATGTCGAACAGGATGTTCGGGTAGTCGGGGCCGAACTTCGACCCCGCCTTGATGCACACGACGTGAAGCATCAGGTGATCGGACCCTGGGCGTGCGGACGGTTGAGCAACAGGATCACCGTCGAGGTCGTCGAGGTGACGGTGGCGAGGTTGGCGCGAGCCGCCCCGAGGATGCACTTGCCGGCGGCGGAGGTCTGCATGATTCGGCCGGTCGTGCCCGAGATGTAGACGCGCGTGCCGTTGACCGCCGGATCGGCTTTGACGGCTGTCTTCAGCGCCGGATGCAGGCCGCTGATCTGATACCAGCCGAACTGCGTTGCCACGTTCGCAGACATCGCGAAAGCGACCGGCGAGGAAAGATTCGCCGAGTTCGCTCCGAGCGTCGTCTGGTAGGTGGTGGCGCTGTACGTCACCCACAAACCTGCCGCGGTGTTCGCAACGCCGAGCAGGTAGATGAACTCGCCCATCCCATAGGTCGGATCGACCGCTTTCAGGATGGTGCCGAGGGCTACGTCCGTTGCCTGGGTGGTGGAGGTCGTCGCGATGGGCTGCGAGACAATGCGGTTTTCCGTGAATTGGAAGGCCATGATTGATTCTCCTTTAGGCGATGAGCACGCCCTGGAACTCGCTTCCAGAGGTGGTCATGTTGCCGGCCCAGCCGTAGAGCTTGACGATCGCGTCCTGATTGATCGCCTGGCGCTCGCCACCGATGGGGACGAAGTTCCGATCCTTGTGGGGCCGGAAGAAGATGTAGTTCGTGTTGAGGAACCACATGTGCGAGGCAGTCGCCGCGGCGCCGATACCGCCGTCGAGGACCACATCGGCCGACGTGCCGCCGCCGAAGAACTTGAGGGTCGCAAAGCCGGCCCCCGCACTTTCCTCGCTGGTGACGCGTTGGATCGCCTGGAGGCTATTCACGTACAAGCCGTAGTACGTGTTGTCCGCCACGATCAGGTCGGCCTTGTCCTGCCCGCGGACCAACTGGATCGCGAGCGCGGTCATGTACTGCTGGATGTTGGCCGCCGAAACCGCTGCACCGCCGTTGGTGACACCCGAGTACTTGATCGGCCGCCAGAAGGCCCACGTCGCCCGGTCGATGCCGCCGTAAGTTCCGGTGGTCGGGACGTCGGGAACCGCAGCGCCCAGGCCGGTGATGTTCTTGCCGCCGTTGCCCGTTCCGTCTAGGTAGATGTCGCCCCCGATCCGGTTCAGGAGTCGCGCTTCCGACACCTTCATGCGTCCGTCGAGCAGGTCGATGATCTGTTCCTTGCCCGAGTTCTGGAGCATCTCGAGGCCGGACATCGTGACCGCATCGGCGTACTGCTTGATGTCGTATTGCGCGGCGCTGATGGGGCTATCCGGCGCGACGTTGAGCAATTCGTAGCCGGAATAGCTGTTGGCGTTGTTGGTGGAGGTGTCGTTGTACATGATCTCTTCCAAGATCACGTTCCCGCCGGTCATGAACCGGACGTTTCCTTTGGACTTCAACCGACGAAGCAACGCGTTGTTGTTCGTCAGGTTGTCGGCCAGCACGCCCGACCGTTCCTGGATGGTCGTGGCGATGATGTCCGTAACGCTTGAGTTGGCGAATGCCATGTGTGGCTCCTAAAGTGGGGTCAAACCCGACCGCCTCCGTGAGCGTCGAACTGCTCGCTCAAGGTGGCACGTCTGTCCTTTGGCCCGCTTGAGGTCACCGATCCGCTAGGAGTAACGGACTTCGGACTGATCGCTTGGGCGCGAGCCTTCGAGGCGACAGCCGTCTTCGACGTCTTCGGGTCGGCACGGTGTAGCTCGGCCTCGTAGATCTCGTCGTTGTTGCGGCATGCCATCTTGTAGGCTTGGGGCAGATCGCGGGCGACGCCGGTCTCGAGGAGTCGAGCCATGTCTTCGCGGACTGCTTCGAAATGGGGATATTTCGCGTCGGATGCGAACTGATGTACTTCGCCTTCGAGCGTCGAGATCTCCCGCTGCTGATTTTCCTGCTCCTGCTGCTGCTTCCAGGCATAGAGCGCCTGAATCTGCCCCCGCATGTCCCCCATAGGTTGGAGGATTTGCGAGAGGATCGGCGGGACGGGGCCTTGCTGCTGGACTGCGGCGATCGGCACGCCATAACGACGGGCGAGCTCCTGGAACAAATTGATCTTCTGCTCCGGCGTCCCGCGAGAGAGCGCCGTGTGAATCTGCCCCACATCCTTGATCCATTGAGCCGGTGAGGTTCCGGTCGCCTGGAGCTCGGGCAGATAGGGCGTTACTGCGTCCTGCAATTCGCGTGCGTTCTGCGCCTCGGTCTTGTAGGTCGAGACACCGGTCTTGTACTCGGTTTCCCGCTGGTTGGTGTACTCAGCGAGTTTCCGGGCCTCGTCGGGCGTCAGGGCTTGGCCGCCGGCCAGCTTGTCCCACATCGGAAGGTAGTCGCGCTTCCATGTGGTGGGACGGGTGAGCGCCGGGGCTGCGACGGGTGCTTGTACCGGTTCGGCCTGCTTCGTGACTTCCTGCTTCGCGAACCTGCCCGCCTCATCTCGAGCGCGTTCGTCCGGGGTCGGGAGGATGCCCGCCTCGGCCTGCTCGAAGTTGGTGGAGAGCGTGTCGTGCAGGGAAGGAGTTTCCTGCGGGACGGTTTCGTCGATCATGGATGAATCCCCATCAGACCATTACGTTGAACCACTGAAGGCTGGCCTGCATCTTGAATACGCCAGTCTTGAAAGTGAGCAGCGATACCGCGGCATCGGTGGTGCCCAAGCCGGTGCCGGTGATGACGATCTTCCCGCCCACGTTCGGATAGACCTTGAGCGTCGAGGCGGCGTTGTTGTAGAGCCAGATCTCATCGCCCACCTGACCCGCGGGCAGGATGACGCCGGTATTGCCATCGGCACCCGATACGATCGTGTTCGATGACACAACCGGCGCGGCCGTGAGGTTCGTTGTCCCCAGAGCGGCTAGAGTTGAACTCTGCCCGCCGAGCGCCTGCGCCTGGCCGGCAGAAAACCCGCCGCCCATGATCTCTTTTGCCAGTGCCATGCTTTTCTCCTTAACGCAGCTTCGCGTTCACGTTGTGAATCAGGGCTTCCTTCAGGCCGCTGGGCGGCGCGATGGGCTTGGGAACTACCTTCTCGTTTCCGATCTCGACGCAACCGTGCTGGCGAAGGTGCTCCCGGTGCCTCGAACGGCTGGCGATCTCGCTGCCATCGATCTGCGAGATGTACGGCTGGATGTCGCCGGCCACCATGGGCGGGCAGATCACGCGCGTCATCTTCTGGCCGCAGCACTCGGGCAGGTCGTCATAGCGCGCGAAGGAGCGGTGAACGTCCCCCTCGGATTCGCAAATGCCGCAGCGGACTTTATAGATCGGCATCAGAGCAGGAACAGCATGAGAATTTCATCGTCATCCTCGGCCTCTCGTTCGGCCGCCTTCGAAATGGTTTCCCGTGGAACATTCGCCTCGATGGCCTGCGCTTGCTCTGGAATCGCAATGACGGGCGGATCGAATGCGCGCTCCAGCATCTCGCGGCGCGCGGTGGGCGATTCGCGCTCTTCCTTGCGCTTCTTCTTGCCTCCGAAGTGCCCACCGATCGCTGCAGGGGCCGGCGAGGATGCGCCCCAAGACGCGCCCCATGCCGAGGCCCACGAAAGCCCCCATGCGGATGCCATTTATGGTCCCCATGGGTTGCCAGCCGTTCCGACGCCGTTGACCGTTGTTCCCGCCACGCTCTTGATGTTTCCATCCACCACGCCAGCCGCGCTGATGACCGCCGCAGAGAAGTTCGCCGGGAACGTCTGCGTGAGCGAATAGCCGGTCTTCCCGATGTTCCAATCGCCCTTGCCGTTCAGGGCTGCAGCTGCGATGCCGGTGGCTGTCAGCCATCCCGCGGTGATCGCCGGCAGGTTGGTGAGCGTCGTCACCGTTCCCGAGTCCACGATGACGTGCTGGCTCGCCGCTAACGAAACTCCCGATGCGGCCGTGATGTTCGTTGTATTTGCTACGGTTCCAGTCGGGAACGTCGCCGCCAGGAAGCCCGTCGGCTGCGTATAGGTCGCCATGCGGCTACTGATAGTCGCGTCCAGGTTAGAAGCTGTCAGGCCCGTTACAGAGCCCACAGCGCCGGTTACAGAGCCAACTGCTCCTGTGACCGAACCCACAGCACCAGTTACGCTACCAACCGCGCCTGTGACGCTCCCCACGCTCCCCGTGAGGTTCCCGGTGAAGGTCGTAGTAAGTCCGGTCGTGATCGTTGTTGCTGCATTCGTCCCGGCGATGAAATGGCCGCCAGCAGTCCCCGGGACGTTGCCCGAGGTATACATACTCTTGCCGATGCTCGACGCGGTCGTGAAATCCCCCGCCGTTGCATCCTGCCAGACGCCGGTTGCGATCTGAGCCGCCGTGAGCTGGTTCGTGACCGTCGTCACCGTGCCAACCGCCACGCCATCGTCCACCACGTTCGACTGGTTGATGCACTCCAGCGTTATCAGAGTCGCTTTGGCTCCAACGCTATCCGCCGTCTTGCAGGCGATCCGTATGCCATTGGCGACAGGGATTGGCGGGTAGATCGGCCTGTAGCCGGTTGCAATGGTTGTACCCGTTGAAAGCGCAATCAGGTATTGGCCTACTACCACCTCGGCGGCGGCGGCCCCCGTAGCCAACTGCACCACGTCATAAGTCCCGCCCAAGGCCGTAGCGGATTCAACGAAAAGGCCGGTGATGTAAAGCGCCGCGCCGGTCGCTGCGATTAACTGCACATACGTCGTGGTGAAGGTATTCGCCGCCCCGGACGTACAGGACGTGCCCGCCGCAGGAGCGGTCGGGATTGCGAAATGGCCTACGCCAGCGGTCTTCTCACCCATCAGGCATCCTCGCTCTGATAGCTGCCGTCGTCATTCTTCTTGATCTTCTTGTTGCCGCTCGGCAGGTGAATGTGGATCGGCGGCCCGGCGCTGCCGTTGGTAGGCTTCGCCGCCTTCTCGTCCTTGATGGCCTCGCCCGTGATCTCATCCTGTGCGGCCTTCTGCTGCGCAGCCTGCAGCGAGGCATTGGCGGCAATCTCGGCCACGGCTATCTTCACCTTCGCGTCGAGGTCGGCCTTGTACCGCTCGAAGTCGAGTCGCGCCGATTCGGTCTGGGCGTCAAGCGATGCCTTGTGGGCATCGACCTGCGCCTTCAACTGGGCTTCCTGCTGCGCCCGGGCGGCCTCCAGCTGCTCCTGCTGGGCTTCCTGCTGCGCCTGGGCCTGCTGCTTGGCCTGCTCGACCTGCGCGTCGAGATTCGCCTTGAACTGGTCGTACTGCTGCTTCGCCTGCAGCGCCTGCTGGTCGGATTGCGACTTGACCTGCAACTCCTGCGCGCGCGCCTGCGATTCGGCCTGAATCTTCGCCATCTCGGGGTCGGGCTTGGGCTGCGGATTGGCAGCGGCTTGCTTCAGCTGGTCCGCAGCGGTGTCGAACGCGCCCTCCAAGGTCTTCCCGACCTTGAAGCCGGTCACGCCGAACTTGAGCATTTCCATTAGCAGCGGCGCCAACTCGGGGCTCTGTGTCGCGGCCGGCACCGCCTCCTTCAGGAAGCCGCCCGTAGCCGTCAGCATCTCCATGCGGTCCTGCTTCTCCCGCACCTCGTCCATGTAGATCATCGAGTCGGCCACGATCTCGATGCGAAAGTCGCGCAGGCTCGCGTTCTTGAGCAGCATCACGGCGTCCTGCACGAACTGCTGGTCGTCCTCGGATAGCGTCTGCGCGCCCCCGATCTGGGCGATGGTCTCGGGCTGGAACTTGCCGCAAATGATCTGCGCCTGGATCTGTAGCAATTCGGTTGCGAACTGGGCCACATCGGCCTGCATAGAGCGCAGCCGCATCGAGCCGAAGTTGCCCTTCAACTCCTGCGCCGTCGCGGTCTCGTTCGGGTCCGTAGACCCGCGGATGATGTCCGCCAGGCCCATCAACTCGTACACCTGGTTCTTCTGCTGCTCCGCGGCCTCATACAACGCCTTCAGCGCATTGAAGATTGGCGTGAGGTCCACCAGCGAAAGAGCGCCGGCCAGGCCCTGCTTCTCGGCGAAGGCTTGCCAATTCTTGACCGGGATCAGGCTGGTGTTGTTGCCCTCCGTGAAGATCCGGCCGAGCTCGGGGATCGAAGCGTCATAGCAGCCCTTGACTTGCAGGGCCTTCACCAACCCTTCGATCCGCTCGGCGATGACGTCCAAGGTCATCGCCTGGTCCTGGTAGATCGTGAAGTCGGGGATCGGGATGAGCGAATCGTTGGTGAGCGTGGCATATAGCGGCTTCGCGCAGGGCCAGAACTCGTCCAGGTGCAGGGGATCGGGCTTCTCGTCGATGAACTTGCCCAACGTCTTCGAAAGCCACATCGCGTTGCCGGTGCTCTTGTCCCATATCTCGTAGATCACCGCCTCGTAGAGCGACTGGTCGGCCCCGGAGGTCTTCTTCAGATCCTCGGGCTTGGTGTCCAGTGGAATGGTCTTCCCGATCGCGCCGAACCGCTTGACCAGCGCATCGCGGCCCATGAAGACCCGGCGCCAGACGCCGGTGACTTCCTCCCACGTCCGCGCTACCGTGTGGCCGAAGTCGCGCCAGTGGACGTAATCGCAGGCCGCGTGCTCGTTGTCCAGTTCCTCAGCCAGTTCCTCAGTCGGTTCGGCCTCATCCCCTGGTCCGCCAGACTTGGGAGGTTCGTCAATATCCTCGGTGACTTCATCGCCGTCCTCGGACTCACCGGGCGGGATGGTCTTGAAGCTGGGCTCGTAACGTACCCAGGACACGCCGCGCCCGCCCAGGAAACGGTCCTGCACGCACTGGCGCATGGCGGCGCGATAGTCCGGGTAGTGCGAGGTCTCGAACTCCAGCGCGCGCTCGAGCAGCAGCGCAGCCACGCGTCCTACGGGGTCCGTATCCTTGTGACGCCGGGATACGTCGGGCTGGGGCAGGCGGGAGAATACGGCCGGGAGCGCCGTCTGGACGTTCGCCCACAGTATGTTGAAGCGCACGCCGATGTTCTGGGAGCGGCCTTCATCCCGGTATCGCTTCTGGATCTTCTCGACCCGCTGCTCCCATTTCTTGAACTCGCGCTCGTACACCGCAATGGTGTTAATCCATTTGTTGGCGAGGTCGTCGGGCTTGGGATGCGCGGTTGCCATTGCTTAGCGAAGGTTCTTTCTAATGATTAAGTCGGCGCAATCGGAGTGGCGGGAACGATGGCGGCAAGAGCGACTTTGTTCTCGTAGGCCACGACGATCTGGGTGAGCCATACGGCCAAGGCCGCTTTGATTTCAGCGGCTGTAGCGCCTCTCGGTTGTCCCGAGCCATTGCGCAGCCCGAGGTAATCCCCGAATGCCGCCGAAAGCCTTGCATCCTCTCCGG